CGTCCTTCACTTCCTCGGAGACTACATCATCCATTAAGCTCATCAAGATTTGATAAGCGGCCGTTTGGAATTGTGGATGAATGTTTTTGTCGAAGTTTTTGTAGTCTCCGGCGACAAAATTGTTTCCTACCTTGGAGAGATAAGAATAGATTTCATCCATGTCGTTTGAGTATTGGTTGTAACCAATTGCTGAAGATGTAGTGGCGTAAGATTGATTGAAAGCACAAAGCATAGAACCAAAGAACATACGGTAGGCAGTGTTAAGAATAACATCACCACAGTATATAACTCTGTTGATTCCTCGCTCTTCCTTGGATTTAGAAATTAATTCATCCTTAAGAAAAGCAAGTACTCGCGTTTCCTCGAATTCACCATTCTTTATCCTCTCAAGAGCAACCATGACTCTTTCCTCAAATAGAGGGTTGATGACTAACTCACCATCCCTCGTAAAGAAGAAAAAGTCACGTTTGCCTTTTTGAGTAGAATAAAGAACGTGTGGATAACCAGGAGACGTTCTACTGTTCATAGATTTCAATAAACCGGGAACACCACCAACAGCTTCTTCAATTGTCAACATTCTTTTACCAAGCGGCCATTTGAGATTCTTTTCAAGAGTAAACAACATATCACTCTTGATGTCTTGAACTGTGCGCTCATCCACTAAAGGCGGATTCGCTTTTCCGGTATCCAAGACAGCTGTCATTAAGGGATCAACGTCCCTAGCTCGGGGGTCTCGAATTGAGAGAATAGGCAGTTTCTTTTGAGGCGTAGTGCTCAAATATGGAGAAATGATAGATCGTTCCAATCTAGTTTTAGGACACGTGTAAATACGGTCACTATATGGAACAGTCTCCCATGACACCACATTTGGGTAAGAAGCCTCAATATCATCTGGCATAAGGCCTTCTGCCTTGTATTCGAGATTTGAAGTTTTGAGAGCGCTATCATCATTAAGAGCTGCTTCAATATCTTCAATCGTCACTATCATACCTAATCCTGATGGAGTATCCACCAATGAATCAGTACCGGCGACGTGAATTCCTAACCATTTTCCTGGACAATGTCGTCCAGTACTCATTATTAAGGATCCACAATCACCAGGGTTAGATACGATAGCATACGATAAACTCAAAGGCATTTCATACACATGACCTAAGTGATGGTATTTCATGTTTTGAGCCAAAGACAAAGTAACATTTCTTGTAATGTCAGCAAACTTGACAACTCCGGAACTCGATGTGAATAAGTCAACATCGACAACACTCCAGAATTTCTTGATGTTGTTTGGAAAAGAGTTCATTCCTTTATGGTAGAAGGTCAAGAATAAACAATCTCCGTCTATTTTCACCATAGTATGATGAAAACGGACATTGATTGCTTTTCCTCGATAGGAAATGGTGAGTTGAGTCCCATCTGGAATTAAAGCACCGTTGTGGCGGAATCCATGAGTATACGTTAGTAACGTTTGGTCACGAATTGGAACACACTTAACGGTGACGATATTCCCAGAAATAGGACTTGGGTACATTATTAATGCAGCCTCATCACTCACTTCCCTGGAACCATGTCCGGAAAAACCACGAGGTTTATAGATGGAAGGCTTCGTGGATTTGTCTGTGTTGATAGTATTCGCTTTGAAACTGATGACTTCGGGTTGATTTGGTTGTTTCTCTTTTGATCCAAAAGATCTATACAAACGCACTACGGCTGTGGCAATCACAAATAAACCAGTTGTTATGCTGGTTATTTTAACTGACGTCCAAAACCATTCTGTGTTTGTGATACCAAATTGCCAGGTTTCATTAAGCGGATCCCATCCAGAGGGAAAGATTGGTCGATTGAAATATGAGCAGATCTTATCACACCAAGCGGTGCCAATAAAGCTCAGAATTTCTTTCTCTATGCCTTCTTCAGCATAGTATTCCCAATCGGCTTCGGCGGGGAAGAAATCAAAGAAGTCATGCTTTTCAGCAATGTCAGTACTAGTCTTCATGAACATAGTAAGATCTTGAGTTCTTCCATTTTGCACACAATCTTCGCATAAAAATGCGTGTGGGGCCGGAGATGCGTGCGAGTGTTGAATTAGCCTGTCACAAACCCTAAAGGATTTTCTAGGCTGGCCGCGGATTACTAGTACTTGACCAGTAGGCCCTATCAGCGGCTCTTCGATTTTACCAGCACATTTATGCTGGTGCAAGTTCGAACATATAACATTGGAATGATCTGCCAATGCCATAATTTTCTTATTGCTTTGATGTTCGGGATTAGGGAAAACGATTTGCGATTCTAACGCTTCTACAACGTCATCTGTGGTTAGATAATCAGATGCAGAGTCAGAAAGATCTTCAAAATCGGCTTCGGGGACAAGTGGTTTCTCTAAAACAACTGAGCAGCGCCGTGCGCATGCTAGTGCCTCAGATACTAACAAAGTCTTGAAGTTTCTTTTTGATGCAAATGGATCGATTTCCATAATTTGATTCCAGGAATCAACGATCTTGTGGCCTAAAGAGTTGGCCTTATCAACAGAAATTTGTTGAGCGAACAGTTTCTTAAAGCGGAAAATAGCTTTAAGTTTCTTGATGATTTCTTTCTCATCCTCAAAAGACAACCTCGGCAATTGTTGAGGCTGTTGAGTTTCCACTTGGGCTCTTTCTCGTTCCATACGTCGTCTAAGTTCTTGACTTCTCGACAACAGTTCATACATCTGTTCATCTGGGTCTAGCTGACTATCCATTACTTTGCTAGATCCAGATAACTCAGAGTCTGAACTGTTGTTAAGAGCATCAACAACTTGAGCGTATGTCGCGAGAGGAGTCCTTGTGGGCTTCACTTCTGGGTCTGATTGAAATCCTCGTGCTGTTCGCTTCCATTTTTCTGCTAATAAAGCTTTTTCTTTAGCTCCATTCGAAAGCGTTCTTTTGGGATCTGTTGGTGTCGCCACCAACTTTGAACTTGTGGTTTTGGGTACTGCGCCTGTTTTCCTAAGGGCGCGTCGTTTGTTTTGTACCTCAGACCATTTCTCGGGGACTTGTTCAGGGCCACCACGAGCCACATACTCAGTGTCGGAAAAGAATCCGAGCAAAGTGTCTGTGATCCCAATGTTTTCATTGGGGATTCCTCG